ACGCCAGGCATTTGGATCATTTTGTAACCATGTCCAACCCCAACGTTTTGCTAGGTATTCTAGTGTGGCATCAAACTTACTTACAGCCCACGTTGCCATTCTTGTATCCTTAAACCAGAACAAGAAAGCGGCACCAAACAAAGAGCCTGCTAGAGCCGTGTAAATCCACAGTCTATCAGATGCCATTCTTTCAATCATTTCCCACATAATATTCCCTCGGTTATATTATATGTATTTATTCGATAGGCTTGCGTAAAGTATGGCGTCTTATACCTAATGCTTTGCTTGGGAAGTATAAGTCATACGTGACTTTATTATTTTGATTTCCACCTAAAATTATCCAACGTCCGTCTTGAACTTCATCATAAAAGAAGCCAACATGACCTTGCCAATCACTTGTACCACGAGGGAATATTACTAAATCGCCTCTTTGTATATTTTCTGGAGATATTTCACTACCCCATTGTAAGAAACTACGTGCAACTAAAGGGTGTGGATGGTTAATATCATGGAGGTTCGGTACATCATTTAGTTCTAATATAAAATTTACAAATGCCGCACACCATTCTGTAGTTACAGGATCAACACCGATAATTTCTTTTATAACAAATCTATCATCTACTTCATCTAATCCTACAAATTTATTTGCTTGTTCCGTAAGAGCGTGTCCTTGTAATGTAAGGGTACAACCAACAATAGTTAGTAAAAATGATATGAAAAATAAAAGTCTTATTTGAACGGATTTATCTTGTTTAGAACTGATTCTTCAGGTATACTGTTTTGCTTTTCTACTTCTTTTTGTGCACCTTCAATTTGACTATTAGCATTTTCTAGTGCTTCTTCAGATTCTTCATAGTAAGCCTTGTATGCGGCAATGATTGCTTTTTGCTGTTGTAAGAGTTTCATAATATCGCTTATGTTCATTGCAAGTATTTCGTAGCCATCATCAGTTAAGCCAATTAGTACAGGATCTTTTTTATCTTTTTTAAGTTTGTCCCATACTTCTTGTGCATTTTCTTCATTAATAACTACCCACGTTAAATCTTTAAGTCGTAATTCATCTGCAGGTGGTAAAACTAATTGTGGTTTAGTAATAGGTTTAGCACTAATCTCTATTTGTCTAGGAGTGCTTGTACATCCTGTTAATAGTGCAAGTCCTAATATTGCAACAATTAATGTTTTCATAAATTTTTCCTTTTCCATGCGTCGGATTGTATGTTAGGATCAAAGTTTGGATTAGCAGTTCTCCAACACTCATTGTTTATTTCACTAGGCTTAGTTGCACTTAGTTCTTTTTCAGTTAATGGGCTACCACTAAAAATTTCTAAACAACGTTGTGCATTTTTTGTTGCATTATTTAAAACTTTTTCAGTAAGGCTAGGTTTTGCAACTCCACTAGCACCAATATCATGTCTTGAAAGTCTATTTTCTAATGAACGATTTCTGTTGTTTATTTCAGTCCATTCTGCTTGAAGTTTTGCATTTTGCTTTTGCATAGATTCAAAAGCCGCAGTCTGCGACTTTAATGCTTGCTCGTTAGTTTCAACTGCTGTTTCTAGTTTGGCATTATTTTGTGTAAGTATTTTTATTTTTTCTTGCGTGTCATTATAATACCAATATGCACCACCGCCCATGGCACACATTAAAACAAACATTACTAATGCTAACTTTGCACCCATACCATTTACCCTAGTAACTTTCCCAGCGTTTTAGGTCCTACAATACCGTCAGCAGTCAGTCCGTTTGAACTCTGCCACTCTTTAACAATACGTGCAGTGCCTGGACCAAAGATACCATCAGCAGGTGAAATATCAAGTTTCTCTTGTACTTCTGCTACTAGTGGACCACGTGATCCTTGTCTAATTGTTTGATTGTAGTCTGTTTCTGGTTCTTCAAAATCGCCACCTAATACATCCATTGCATGTAGGTAATGTTTCTTACGATCGTCTAAGCCAATAGTTCCGCCGTTAATTCTTTTTGTTGCTCCAACAATGTCCATGTTATCACAGTACTTGTTTAAACCATTTGTATCCCAGAACCAACATGCACTATCTAATGCACCTGCTTTTGTGCGTACATAGTCTACTGCTTCTTCTGGTGACATGTCCATTTCTTTTGCAAATTTTGTGTAGTTGTAACGTCCAGTTAACTGAAGGATGCCACCACCGCGAAAGCGCCAGCCGTCACCGCTATCAGTATCGCCGTTGTCCATACGTGAAGCGTAAATAACGTTTGCGATTTTTTCAGGTTGTCTATGATATTCATTTGCATCTCTACCTGCTCGTCTAAAATATTTAGGAAAAATTGTATTAAGTGCTTGGCGCTATAGTTTAAGTTTTCACTTAGTACTCTAAAGCCGCCGGACTCATGTCCACACTGTGCAACAAACATTGCTACACGCTCTGCTGTATTAACTTCCCATAATGGTAAGATATCGCACATTGCTTTGTACCAATCTTTCCAATCATCTCTGTGGATTAGTTCTTCTGCCATCCACTCTTCAAAATTAAATTTGAAATGTTCTTTAGCCATCTTCTTTATCCTTTTTTTCACAGTTATTGCATCTACAATGCTTGCAAATTTCTACGGAGTAACAACGTCCATCGTAGTCCTCATGTTGTCTATAATAAGGAGTACCACAATGTGAACTGTGGCCGCAATTTTCACAACTGTTCATATAGGTATTTATTAAAGGCGTTTAAGAACTAGTGCAGAATCGGCGTTCTCAAACATTAATTTATCACCATATTTTGTGATATTATAATCACCTACATATTTGCATAAAAATATTATCTCTGCAAAATCGTTGACATTAATCTTTTCGTCTAGTCGTTCTAATACTTCTTCTTTTGATCCAAAGTCTTTGAATTCAAATACAATAGGTTCTGCGTATGCCTTTTTAAGGCGTATTTGATCATTACGCATATCTAGTTCTTCTAAGTAACTATTATTAAAAAAGTTTTTATAATTATCTAAGTTACTTTCATTTACTTTTTGTTCGTATGCTTTTGCATCTTGTGGAATAATACTATCTAGTATAGTTTTTTCTAATGGTTTACTTCTAAAATTTTTGTAGTAGCGAAACTTAAATCCATCTAGTCCAGATAATTTACCTACGCCATCTGCAATTTCTAATATGTTATCTGATATGTGTCTGTTGCGTTCTAGTTCAACAAATACTTTATATGTACCATCTGATTGTTCACCTGCTGTTGCATCAGCATCTAATACAAATTCATAACCTTTTTCAATAAAATTCATAAGGTCGTCAGCGGCATGTTTTTCGGCTACACTAAAACTTAATGTAACAATATCTTTATCGTCTCCCATTTTTGATTTAAAACTATCAATCTCAAAAATGTGGTCAACACAATCTTTTAAATCACCTATACGTAAACCCATTATACTGCTTCCTCTGCTGGAGCCGCTCCTGCTACAGCATCATCTGCTGGTTGCATTTCTTGTTGTGCTTGTGCTCCTGCATCTACTGCTGGTTCTGTATTAAAGTTCTGCATTTCTGCTTGTCCGCTAAACATGTCAACAATTAACTTCTTAGGCATTTGGATCTTAACTACCCAAATTTCTTTACGGTCTAGTTTACCCTTTTTAGTACCAGGACGAATATCGTCTGGTTTACGGATTTTTCTTGGAATTGTAAGAGTATCTTTTTTGTAATATACTTTACAGTCATAATCTAGTAAACGTTTGCCACCCATTGGATCAGGCATATTATCACGATCCCACATAAATGCACAAGTTACCCAATGTCTTTCAATTTCAGGCCCTGCTAGTAGTTCGCCATCTTCCCAATTATCGTACACGTATACGTCTAATTCGTCTAATACACGTTCAAAATCCTTAAGAACTGCAAAGGCCGTATTACTTTCGTATATACCTTCAACATTCTTAACTAAGTCGTAAATATCTTCCATCTATAACTCTCTCATTCTTATACTGTTATTTATCGTATTAAAAGAGTTAAGTTATCTTATTGAGATTGCTGTACATAGGTAAATACTTTTGTAGGGCAAGTGCGTTCTACCGCAAACACCCTACTCCATATCCAATAGGAGGACTTAATGGGAGCAAAAAGAAAAGCCGCAAGGCAAAAAACTTTCACCCACAGCAACGTGGTTGAACTTAATTCTTTTACAAAGAAAAAACAATCCGTAACAATACTACCCCGCAATAGAAACCAAGAACAATACGTGCTTAAACTGTTAGAGCCATCGAAAGACATAGTCTTTGGCATTGGCCCGGCAGGAACAGGTAAAACCTTGTTGGCCGTACAGGTAGCGGTGAAGTTATTTAAAGAAGGTAAAGTTGACAAGATAATTGTTACCAGACCAGCAGTGTCTGTTGATGAAGATCTTGGGCATTTGCCAGGTACGCTAGAACAAAAAATGGCACCTTGGACTAGACCTATTTTTGATGTGTTACGTGAATATTTTAATGCTCGCGAAATAGAAGGCATGATAGAAGAAGGTATTATTGAAATAGCACCTTTGGCTTATATGCGTGGCAGAACCTTTAAACATAGTTTTATACTTGCAGACGAAATGCAAAACGCAACACCAAACCAGATGAAGATGTTATTAACACGTTTAGGAGAAGGCTCAATGATGGCAGTTACAGGCGACCTACATCAGGCTGATCGTATACGTGATAACGGATTAATTAATTTTACACAATTACTACGAAACAGCGATACGTCACACCTGGACATAGTCCAATTTGCAAAGGGAGATATAGAAAGACACGACGCGGTTAAAGAAGTTCTCGAGGTATATGGGGACGGATAGAATAACTCACGAAAGGGGCTTTATGCCCCTTTCAATCCTTCAACTAATGGAAATATTTCAGCAATAACTTTAGCACATGCTATAGCAACATCCATATGTTCTTTTTGTGTACCATTAGCACTACGTAATTCAATGTAATGCACCCAACTACGTATGGTGCCATTCATGTACAATCTTGTTTTTGTTAAACCTTCTGGTAATACTTTACGTGCAACTTCTTTTGCAATTCCGTTGTTGATTGCCCAGTCATATGCTTTGCCTGCTGTGTAAATTACATCTTGTTGCTTTTCTTCCCAACCAACAATAAGTTCAGCCATACCTGGTTCAGACATATCAATTTCAATTGAGTTTTGTCTATTTTTATTATCTTGCAAACGTGCTTCACTTGTTACAAAGTATTCACCCATTTCGCCTGGTTCTGCATATCGTTGACTAAACTCTTGAAATGCAAAACTTCTATGACGCACAATTTGATGTGCAATATCTCTAGTAGTTTCAATTTCAATAACAGCGTTAACCATTTCAAGTGGTGACCAATGCTGATGCTTAATTAGATACTTAATTAATCTTTCACTTGTTTCTGTGTTAATTTGTGCGGCAGGATTTGATACCTTTGCACAAAACGCAATTAATTCTTGTAGGTCTGTTAAACCTTCTGCTTCAAAATCTTTTGTTGCTTTGCTATAACTTACTAGTCTAGCGGCCATGGTGCTTTCCCTTCTATTTCTTCAATACGTCTTTTAATAAAGCCTATTGTTGTGTGTATATGTCCTGTGTCTTGTTCGCGTAACAGGGTTTTGTAGTATTCTACTTCTTCTTTTAATACGTCTAAACGTACTATATCATTTATTAACTTTTTGTTTTTAGTCACCACGTCCTGGTTTCTCCGAAAACATTGTTTCATATTTGTTTGGTATATTATTATTTTTTTCTGCTTCTTCTGGTGTAGGTTTGTCATCATGTACGGCTGTTACTACAGGCCAAAGTCCATCAGAGTACTTCGTATTAATGTTCATCCATTTTTCTAATTCTGTTCCGGCTAGTGTATGATCAGCAACTATAGCATCTGCAGGACATTCTGGCTCGCAAACTCCGCAATCAATACATTCTTCTGGATTTATTACTAGAAAGTTTTCTCCTTCGTAAAAGCAGTCTACAGGACAAACTTCAACGCAATCCATGTGCTTACAACCAATACAGTTGTCAGTAACTAGATAAGTCATTATAACCTTGCGAGTCTAATAAGCGTTGCCGCCAAGTTAATCTCCGGATCACTTACCAGCGTATGATCAACTAATCCTTGTTTGATAGTTAGTACTGCTGTATCTTGTTTCTCTTCGTCTCCAAATAATTCAATGTTATCATATAACCAACGATAAATTTCTTCCATCTCTTCTGGTCGAACTGCACCACATAATAATTTACGTGCTTGTTGAATTTTGCCTGCTTTAAATAGTTCAACCATTTCAAGTTTCCAGTCTGCTTCTCCTGTGTCGCCTTCATTAGGTTTTAGCAAACTGTTGTCTTGTACATTCATTTGTACTGTGTTAATACATTTACGTAAGTCTGGATATGTTGCTTTTACATATGTGTCGAGTGTATCTAAGTCTGGCGTTACACCTTCTGTAATAAGAATCTCTGCTACACGAGCAGTAAACTCTGTTTGATCTATTTTAGCAATGTGAAAGCCTTGACAACGACTGTGCAAAGCAGGGATAATACGGTTGGGGTAATTACAAGTAAGAATAAACCTTGCAGTGGTGTGATACTCTTCCATAACTCCACGTAGTGCCGCTTGAGCGTTTGGACTAAGATAATCGGCCTCATCAAGTAATACAACTTTAAAATCTCCAAAAGGTATCATTTGTACAAAGTTAACGATCTTATCTCTAACATCATCAACACTATTTGTTCTACTTGCGTTAATTTCAAGTATATCTAAATCATTTAAATCTAATTCGTTGAATAATAACTTTGCAAGTGTTGTCTTACCAATACCTGCGTTACCGCTAAACAATAAATGTGGAATTGTTTTTTCTTTAATCCAATTCTTTACTTGTGAACGTTGTGCTTCGTCACGAAAGACATAGCCGTCAACAGTTTTTGGACGATACTTCTCTACCCAAAGATCTCTCATTTCTTTTTGTTCTCCATACCCATTCCTACTAAAATTAAAAAGATGTACAGTATAGGCCATGCCCATCCTGTTAAGTAGTTTGTAATATGAAGAATCATAAGTGCTATTCCAGCCGCACCTGCTGTACCAATACCAGTGTTTTTTTGTTCAGGTAATTTCATGTTCTACTCCTAATATACTTTATTATATAGGATACTAACAAGAAAGTCAAGACTTTTTTGCAATATTTTGAAGTATTTCTGAGAGTATCTCTTTTATTTCTTTGATTTCTTTTTGGATGTCAAAAGACTGTTCTTTTTGTGGTTTTGGCATATTGACTGTAGCAATCTTTATATTGTTGTCTTTTTCTACTTTACTAAGTTTCATATTTTTGCTCTATACCTTTCGTATGCTTTCCATAATTCCCAAACTACAAATAAAATAGTAGCGGTTGTAAATCCACCACCTAATAATGTAAGAAGTACTAAGACTTGCATTACTTTAGCAAATACTGCTATGACCAGAAGATCATACCATTCAAAGTTTTCAAAGATCTCCATCTTTTCTATTCTCTGAATAGTAAACATCAAATTCGCCACCTGGGTAACGTGATTTAAGTTTGTTTACATTTTCTGCCACTACGTCATTTGGGTCAAGCCCAAGAGCACGACAACTATTAATCCAATACCACATAATATCGCCAAGTTCTCGTTTAGCATGAAATATAGTTTCATCGTTAAGTGGTTTGCCTTGGAATATGCATTTTTTAACAATCTCATTAAATTCTCCAGTTTCCGATGACAGGCCGATTCCGCCTGTTAGAAGTAGTGCCATGTTTACACCACTTTCATTTTCTAGTGCCTCTAGTTGGTTATTAAGTGCCTTTGTTTCGTTACTTTGTGCAGATGTTACTGTTGCTACAAAGTTTTCATATTTTTTTAAATCTACGTTTTCCAATTTTGCTTCTTTCTAGTTAGGGTTAACAAACCCGCTTGGGTCAACTGCGTCAGGAGAATAGTCACCTATACTACTTGTACTCATTAGTACATCATCTGGTTTCTCATCTGCATATGCTAAGATACTTTCAGATTCGACCATACGTAATACTATTTCATCTTCACCGTCATTAGTCATAGTTACTCCACGTGTCCAACGACCGTGTTCTATAAGTACCCATTGACCAATTTCATAAGGATCTTCATTTCTTGGTCCTTTTGAATGTACTTTACCCCAACGTGGATAGATGCCTCTTACATTGCCATCATCACTTGTTAAGATAATTCCGCCTTTGGTAGTTTGTTCACCAAACTCCATATCACTTACTAACACTCGGTTACCGACTGCTGTTAAACTTCCTTCAAACTTTGCTAACGTATCCACTAGTCACCTCTTTTTACAAAATTGCCGTCTTCATCTTCAACCCAATCATCTTCAGCGTCTGACGCTTCAACTGCTTTTGCTTTTTTAGCATTTTCTGCTGACTTCTTTTGGGCCTTTGTTTGAACAGGTTCTGCTACTTCTTCAACAGGCTGTTCTACTTGTGCTACTTCGTCTGGAGCCGCTTGCGGATGTTCTTCGTAATAATCACGAATTACCTCATCACGATTTTTAATGATTTTGCCACCAGGACCAAGTTCGTCGCCACGTGCATTTACACGAGCGTTACCTACTGCTGGAGTCAATTCATTTCGCTGACGCAACGTATCCATATCGATTTTCTTACCTTGGAAAGTTTGGTAAGTTTTCTTTTGTTGTTGTCTTACAGGCATAATATACCTCCTTTATTATATTAGTACTTATCTCAGGAACTCTCTCCAATCCAGGTCAAACTGGATTGAATCTACCTTATGTACACCTATTAAGTATAGCACATAACTTGCTACACTTGATCCACGTCCTACACCCCATAGAATGTTGTTCTCACGCATAAAGTCTACAAGATAGATCATATAGCGTAATAGATTATGCATATCACGTTCGCCATATGCTTCCATTTCTTCCCATATACGATCTTGTACGTGTTGTGGGCAGGGTGTTTTTGCTTTGCCTAGTACATATTCATATACATTGATGTCTTTGTATTCATCAGGCATAAACCATTCACTTTGACATACACCGTCAAAAGTTTGTTGATCTACATCTAATGGAATATATTTTTGTAGTTTATCAAAGCCTTGTTCTTCCATAGCGACATTGAACTTGTCTATATCGTCGTCTGCATCACAGAGAACTACATGGCACTTATCAGCATGACCTGTATAGATCATATCAATAAGATCTTTATTAGAGAATCGTGGAATACCTAGTTCGTCTGTTTTCATAATCATACAAGTATTTTAACTGATATTAATCAGATTGTCAAGTGAATTATCGCCATCTTGGCTTTTTATTTTTGGTTTGGCTCTACGGCCTTCCATCTCTGCTTTATACATGTCAAGGATGGCTGTAATTTGTTCTTTGACTTGTGGATTTTGTGTCATCCAGAATTTTTTATTTAGAGTAAGAATTTTTTCTTCTAATTCGTTATCAGATAATTCGTCAAAACTTTGTACTAATGGATTAAAGGACGGTATCGAACTCACCTAAATATTCTCCGTAGACTGTTTGCCCGCCGTCAATTGTCCAAAATCTATAGATATATGGATGTACATTATCGTCAATAGTTGCTGGATGTGCAAATCCTGTTGCTACCTTGATTGAACCACTATTTGCTGTAGAAAATGTTACAGTGTCTGCTTGCCCACGTCCGCGTAGTTCTAACCATACTTCAGCATACTTACCACTTGCTGGCCAATCTGCAAGTTCTAATGTAATACCTGTACTATTAATTGTATAAGAATGATATGTTGCTATTTCAAAACTTACTGGTCTAACACCTGCACTACTTAATACACCACCACTGTAAAACTTGCTTGTACCTCTAAGAAATGTTACATTCTTAATAGTGTTTCCTTGCATGTCAGTTTCAGCATCATTATTCTTTACTGTATTTGTATCTAATGCTGTTAAGTCAGCATGGGTATTTGTTAGTTCTGCTTTAATTTTAGTGAAATTATCTCTAAAACCTTGCGAGTCGTTATCTTGTCCTGCAACAGGATAATCTGCATTAATTGTTCCAATATTAGAACTGCTTGTTGTAATGGCCATATCTTATTCTCCTACACATATTTATCAGTGTTACGCATTATAATTATATTTTCCGAACACAATATATTGATCGTTTGAGTTACCTACAACACTATCTACTATATATCTGTCAATTTCTATGTCTAAATCTTTGAAATCGTATGTTCTATTTCTTAAGTTAATCATTATTTCGTCACTTGTACCTGGCTTACAGTAACATAAAGGTATTGCTAGTGTAAAGCCTGTTTCTTGTTCTCCAGCAACTTGTGGAGTACGCATCCATAATGGTAAAAAGTCGTATTCTGTACGCCCTAATGCTTTTATACTATCTTGCATATTAGTTATATTACTAATATATTTTTTACCTTGACCCCCACTTGCTAATACAGCATCACTATCTGCTTTTACAACATTATCTTCACCAAATACAAACGGGTCTGAATCTGTGTTTGCTGTTGCTGTTAGTGTTTCATTTGTTGCTATTGTGTTTACAGTATCACCTAAATCTAATTGTGTATCGTCAGTCATAAATTTATACTGTTCAGTATTTCTATTGACACTAGATCCATCAAGTAATGTTGGAGTTCCTTGTTTATGATTACTTCGCTGTGCTAAGTCTGCTTTTAGTTGCATTGAACCTTGTTGTACAAATGACTTTTTTGTTTCGCCTACTTTTGCTTTTGCTGGATCAATAAGTTCTACATATACAACTTCATATACTACTTCTTGTGTACCTGGTGTTTTTGCTACTGCACTTTTAAGAGCACCAAGATTAAATCTGCGTTTTCTATGCCATTTTTGACTTGCTATAGCAAAGTCGTTTATAGTTTTTGTTTCAATACCTGCATATGCTAAAATTTTAATATCACGTTGTATTCCAAAATTTGGATCATTTGGTCTATATATACTTGTTGGTGGAAAGTTTGCAGGATCACTTATAAATGCTTGATACTCTGATCGTTTAGATTCTTTTAAAAATGGTTTCATATACAAGTTACTATATTGTGTATCGTCATCATCAATTACTTCAATACTAAACTCTTTTGTGACTGCACTAAATCCAAACCTATCTTGTGCTTCAACAACAAATTTATAGATTCTATCAATACTTGTAGTATCATTATCAAATGTCATATCATCATTATCAAAGAATGTAAGACCTGTAATTACTGTAGGCGTTATTTGACCAAATTGTCTAACTGTGCCTGTAATTTCTCCATTGTATTCAAGTGTAAGTCCTGGAGGCAAACGTCCACTGACTAGTCTATAGAATAAAGGAGCATCAGGTACAGTAGTAGTACCTTGAACTTTAAATACACTTATTTGATTTGCAGGTATAGTTCCTAATTTTGTTTTACTAGTCCATGCAATGCTACTATCCACATCACCTAATAATTGTACTGTGAATGTTTTATCTTTGAATGTAGCAACAATGAGTTTATTATCTTGTCTAAGTAAAAGTTCTGCTCTTACTGTAAATTTGTACTGTGTTGTAATTGCTGGTTGGTATGCAACTCTTCCTGCTATTTCTCCAGTGTTTACATCAATTGCCATTCCAACTGGAACTTTACTAGTTGTACCATCATCATTAGTTGGCATTAATCTGTAATTTATTGCACCTTCTTGATTTTCGTTTTTTAGTACTTCTAAGAATAATGTAATATAGTTGTTTGCTCTACGGAATCCAAAGTCGCCTGGAGTAATCCAAATTGGTGTTCTTATATAAGTGTTATCAGCAGTAAACACTCCTGTTGCAACTTGTACAACAATGTTATCCGCACGTAGGAAGTCTTCGCCTACAACAAATATAGTGAAATTTCTTTTTACAACTGCAAGTCCGTCACTTACACTAACTTTAAAATCATAATGTCTGTTTAATTTTTTTGGTGGATTGTATACATAATTGTTTATAAGTTGCCCTTGATAAAATAAACTACTTTTGTTTGAAAAGTCATGTAAGTACATATCGTAGTTTGTTGTATCATATTGTCCTAGTTTTGATCTTTTATCTAATGCAAGTAAAGGTTCAACAACACCAGATAGTTTACCAGTTTTACTCATGCTTATTCCTGGTGGTAATTCACCGTCACCCTTATCAATCCAAAACTCTAAACTTTTGCCTTCCGGTAAATCAACGTCTGTTGCTACTAATTGAAAGTCAATTATCTCATTATCTAAAATAAAAAATCTATTGTTAATAGGAGAATTACCTACTGACAATCTTCCTTCTTTAGTTTTCCATAAAGGATCATCAGGTCCTTTAACTACAATTTTAAATGTTCTATCGTCAATTACATTATTAACTGTTGCACGTAATACAAAAGTAAATGTACTTTCACGCTCAACTTGTTTTGGAGTGCCAATAATGTTATTTTGAAATATTCTAAGACCAGGAGGTAACGAACCTGCTATAATAGATATAGTTGGACTTATACCTGAAGTAAGAGGTAATCCTACGGAAATAGTTTCTTCTTCATTAGTCGTAACTAAAGTTGTTCCAGATGCTTGTGTCCAATTAGACATATTATAATATAGTCCCCATATCACTACCGAATGTAACCGGTGCAGTTATTGTGCCGTAATCAAGATCAAAATTTAATTGTAAAAATTCTGCATGACTTTGAATGTTTGGAACAATATCTCCGAATTCAAGTTGTGTACTAAACACTTCACTACCTTGACTTGATGTGTCAGTAATTACTAGATTGTTACCAGACATGCTAGTTGTAATACCTGCACCACCTATAATACGTAGTGTTTCACCATCGTCTACATTCAGACTACCACCGTCAGTGACTACTAACATGCCCTGTAGATCTGTGCTAATTTGTATGTCGTTTCCTGCAACTGCGGTAACAGACATTCCTGTACCTGCTGTAAAGTTTTTAAATGTTAATTGATCGCCGACTTTGCCTGCGAATACAGCAACGCCAGTTCCTATACCAGCGGCTGTTGTTGATTCTGGAGAACGTAAATCTAGTTCATCAAAGTTTTCGTTAACTTTGCGAAATGCTTCTCTTAGATCATCACCTGTTCCGTCGTTAGCAATATTACCTATGTTAATGTTTTGTATTGTCATAATAGTTTCCTTATATTGTATTTATTACTATCCACCGTATGCAAAACGTACTGCACCACCGCCACCATTTTCTCCGGCACCTGCTAAAAACCAACGATATGTATATTGAGCACCGTAAGAATATATAGTTTGATTTCTGATTTGTCCGCCGGCACCGCCGCCTCCACCGTAACCAAACGCTGATCCTGTTGCTGTTCCACCATCACCGCCGTCTCCTGCACCACTATAGTTGTAATTACTAAAACCTAACGCTGGAGCATCTGTGCCAGTACTACCCACGTTAGTACCGCCATATAAACGCATGCCTCCGCCGTTGCCTCCATGCTGTGCTTTATAATAATTATATCCGCCTGTGCTTCTGTGAAAATCACCTATACCTTGGCCACCTTTACCGCCATAGCCGCCTCCACCACCGCCACCACTTGCTTTGGTAGAAGAAGGAGCAGATGAACTTGCACGAAGTACTGAACCTGTTCCAACATAACTTACACTATTATCAACAAACACTGTGTCTATACTGCTACTGCCGCCGCCGCCGTTATTGTATCCACTTGCTCCACCGCCACAAAGTGCAGTGCCTAAATCGGTTCCGCTTCTAGTCCATGTAATTTGAGTGTTTCCTCCGCTAGTAGAATTAGTAATAGTTCCTGCTTGTGGATATTTTTGACTTGCACCGTTTACTGTTTCGAACGGAGAATTTGTACTACAAGACCCTGCTTGTCCTGCTCCGCCAACTTGTACTGTAAATACATCACCTGCCTGTACAGTTAAATCAGTTATTCCGTAATATGCTCCGCCTCCACCGCCTCTTCCTGAGCCTGATGAATATTGTCCACACATTCCTCCACCACCGCCACCTACCATGGATATACTCAAGGTATTAACGTTTGCTGGAACAACAAATGATCCGCTGGATGTAAGTATTTGTTCTCCAGCCGCAGGTGTCTGACTTGTATCTACTATTGAAATACTTGCACTTATACTCGGATAATCATCTAAAGTTAATGTAAAAGTTTCGTTTGCCACTGTTGTTGATTCCCTCTAATCTGTTAAGTTATCTGCTGTTACATTAAATGTAACTGATGCACTATTATTAAGCACTGTAAAAATGCCTGTTAAAGATGCACTATCAATGTCTGCACTTGAAACTCCAGTAATTGTATATGGAACGTTTGTACCATTGGCTACATTTGTTGTATCTAATGTAATTGAAAAACTTTGTCCTTCATTAATTGAAGATGCACTAGAAGTTAATGTATAAGTTGGACTTTGTATTTCCGGCTCTGCATTAACACCAACATCAAGTACCATTTTATATTCAACAAAATTTGCTGTGCTTGTGCTTGTTGTACCGTTTACTAGTCCACCTGCTGTTGCTGTGCTATCATCAACAACCATTGCTGTATCGTGTGTTTGTAATGGTGAGTTGGCGTCTACACTTATTGTTCCGTGAACTTCGTATGACCAATCTTCTACAGTCAATGTATTCGTATTAGTATCAGATTCATTAATAGGAACACAAGCAATTAATCCACCTACTCTACCTAAACTTGTCTTCTTACTTGAAACACCATATCCACTTACCCAAAGTCTGGTGTTTGGATCTAATGTATTATCTAAACTACATTTGTGAATGCCTACATTCAAACTAGCACTAGCACTTGTATGTAAATTTCTAAATTTAGATATACCTAAACCGTCACTAAATGAAAGCACTATGCCTCGTTTGTTTGAATTAGTGTTATCTTTATTTTGTTCACCAACAGCAAAAATTAGATTATTTACAGTATCAAATTCAACATCTCGTAATTTTGGTTTAGTTTCTCTGTAATCTGTTTCAATAGTTGCTTCGCCTATGTCATTTAATACCCAGTCAGTTGCAATAATACCAGTTGTTGGATTAAGTTTTAATATATGCGATTGTTCATATCCTGATTGTGGACTAGCAACATATCCTAGACCTATTATTGGATTATCGTTTTGGTCAACTGTTACGCCAGCAGGTTCAAATCCTGTACCTGTAGCACTTGGCACATACCAACCTCTATTCCATTGTAATGTGAATGTGCTAGAATACTTCCATAATCTTACTGCTGTTTCAGTACCGTCTGATTTAATTTCAGTTCCGTAAACATATACATTTCCTGAAGAGTCTACTGCAACATCTTGTGCTTCACTTTTCTTCGCAGTTGGACTTGCTTTTCTTACAACTAATACATCTCCGTTTGTTATGTCAACTTTTAAAACCCATACTCCGCTATCTAAATTTTGTAAATAATTTGCACCTACTGCAATAATATTTCCATCACTAGTAAAAGCCATTGCTTTAATTGCAAGAGCATTTCCGTCTGTGTCTGAATAACTACGTTGCCACAATACTGTGCCTGCTGGATCTAATTTTGTAATATATGCATCACTTGGATAATCTGCACTTGGAGTATTTGTTTCCCAATTCCAAGAACCGCTATAACCAACATACACATTTTCTCCACTGTCTATAATAGCACTTGATGCTATGTAGTTTGAACTTAGTGAACGTCTCCAAATCGGAGATCCTCTATCGGTGTATTTTATTAATGCACATGATTTATTAACACCGCTATCAATTTGTTCAATAACAACTGAATCGCCACTTCCTGCATGTGCTACATATTGAAAAGTTGTATTTGCAGTACGTGCTGAAGTTTCACCGTAATGCGTTGTTGCCCAATGTTTGTCAGCAATATAAATTTCACCATGCATATCATTGTGAATACTACATTGGTAATATTTACGTCCACCAACTGTAGGCGAGTAACTTATGATACTGTTTACTGTTCCTTGATTTGTTACAGCATTTGTTTGGTTAAGTGTTCCACTACCTTGTACATCTTTAATATAAAAAGGATGTCCTGAAGCATTAATAGTCCAATTAATAGTATCGCCTCTATCGTAAACTACTCCTGGATTTGCTCCACTAATTGTTCCGTTTCTATCACTTCCTGTATTCCACACATAGCCACTTGCTCCACTATTAACTACTGAACCACTGTATGATTCTTGTGTTCCGTCACTACTATCATTAATTGTAACTACTTTATTTTGTGCATTGTCAGACATAAATGGAAGATAGTGATCGTCATCAACTTGTGTAGTTGCTGTAAGGTCTTCAATTAGTTTAAGATTAAACGTTTCTGCTCCATCAAATGTATCGTCTGCTGTAACACTAAACAATTTACTATTTGCAATTTGTGTAAATGATCCTCTAATATTTCCATATGTTGTTACTAGTCCAGACATATCAATATCACTTGAACTAACACCTGTAATTTCATATGGTATTAAAACTTGTGGATCTGTTGTACTAAGGTTATTAGTTACTGTGACTGTAAATGTACTGCCTTCGTTTGCTGAGGTTTTATTACTTGTAAGAGCGTATATTGGCGGTTCAAATTTATCTCTACTTCCAGGATACATAATCCATATTCCGCCATCTTGTCCTGATTCTGCTCTTGTAGTATTACCAGATGTTGCAAGTCCCATTACAAGCACACCACCAGCACCACCACCACATTCGTGACTTACTACTGCTGGAGTAACTGTGTCAGCACTATTACCCTTTTGCCCTGCTACTCCTGTGGTAACAGTTCCTGCTCCGCTTATTGTTAGTGTTGGTACTGTAGTTGAAGCATGTCCGCCTCTTAGTGCAGTCATCTCTCTAGTTAAAGTTGTACCGCCTCCTTGAGCGCCATAAGTAATGCCAGTACCACTTTGCCAATCTTGCACATAACCATGTCCACCACCTGTGCCTGCTGTTTGTTGTGGAAGTACAGCACTATTACCTTCTTGGAATAAGTTTATTTTTGCTAGTTGTGTTGTGTTTAAATCTGTTGCATCTGTAGCAACTCCACCTCTAAATTCTAAAATAGATATAAGTTCTGCCGCATTATATCCAGTGTTTCTAGTATAAGTTATACCACCATATGATGTTGTTGATTCTATAGCAACTCCTGCACCTGTGCCAGCAAAACTATATTGAGCATTGTTAGCACCAATACCACCACCAACAGTCAATGATGTAACTGAATCAAAATCTTTTGCAAGATTTTTGTAAACCATTTTAGGTGTACCATCTACACCGTTTCTTAAAATCATATAATATGCATCATGGTTTGCCCAACCGTTTGAAGCATTTAATACTGAATCAATTTGATTTCTTAAAT